TTAGCTAATGGTGCTAATCGTTCTGCTGGAACTTTTTCTGAAGTGTTTAAAAAGCCTATATGGGCGGCTAATACACAAAACGACACCAATCAATACGACCTNTGGGTTCATGAGACAGGAACCAATNANNTATTTTTAAACAATGAAAATGCTATTGAGTCATTCTTTGAAACCAATGTATTGGGTAGTGGCTTAGGTTTAGTAGGAGCAACACAACAGCCGGGTGACAATCTTTGGACGCGTATTGAAAGAATTGAACCAGACTTTGTACAAAACGGATCTATGCAAGTTGTTGTGACTGGTAAGGGTTATGCAGATGGAGAAGACCAAGAGTCTTCCCCGTATCCTTTTGACCCAACAACACTTAAAATAGATATGAAAGAACAGCGTCGAGAAATACGCTTACGATTTATTAGCAACACTCAAAACGGCAACTATTTTATGGGTCGTGTAATATTGAGTGGAGAAACAGGCGATGTTCGCGGAACAGGAAATCCGTAATGGTTAAAACAGGAAAAGAAGCTCGTGCATTACATCTTTCACGTTATTTTACTGGCGTGGAATGTAAGCGTGGACACATTTCTGAAAGATACAGTGTTTCAGGACATTGTATTCAATGTGATAACGAAAGAAAAAGACCACAAGATTCACGAAAAAAAGCATTAAAAACGTATTATGAAACAAACAAACAAAAATGTATGCAAGCTACCAAAATTTGGATAAATTCTAATAATAAAAATTATGAATATGTCAAAAATTCTAGATTAAAAAATCCTTCATATTATTTATTTGCTAATGCAAAAAGACACGCATCAAAAATGCAAAGAACACCAAGTTGGCTTAATGCTGGGCATTGGTTAGAAATTGAGTGCATTTACACATATTGTTCTTCATTGCGTAGAATTGGTTTAAATTACGAGGTTGATCATATTGTTCCTTTGCAAAGTAAAGTTGTTTCAGGAATGCATGTTCCGTGGAATTTACAAGTTATAACTGGAGCAGAAAATTCTGCAAAGGGGAATCGAATTTGATAACTTACGATCCACGAGGTATGTCATGGGGGCAGTATTGCAAGCTAATGGAAGAGCTATTTGCAGGCAATCAGCTTGGTAATGTTCCTGAAGAGCATTGGAGAAATTGGGTTGATGGTATGAATGGCATTGGTTATTTTGTCCAATCAGGATTGCCAGATCATCGATCGTTTGATAACTGGGAAGATTGGGCAAAAGCCGTGGTCGGAGTAATGTCCATATTACCTACTTTGGAGCAAAGTGTATGAAACCGTCAGAAATAATAACAAGCTTTTCTAAAAAGAATGGGCTAGATTCAAAAATCATACTTCGACTTTGCGCCTATTTTATTAAAAATAAGCAAGGTTTTATGCTTTCAAAGAACAATACAGTTGTAATNTTTATTGAAATTGCTCCAAAAACATANGAATGCCATATTGCNACNGAAGATAGTCCTTTAGGCATTATGAAAGCCATGTCAGACATATTCCGTCGTTTACATAAATTNAATGTAAAAAAGATTTACGGTCATGCGAATAACTTTGAAATAGTCGCAATTATGAGAAAGATTGTTGCCAGAGAAGGTGGAACTCTAGAAACGGCAGACATCAAAGAATACAACTGGAAAATTACACTATGAACTATTCTCGCAGACAACTATATGCATTAGGCGAACCCATTGGTGAATCAGCGACGCGTGTAAAAGACGGTGGTTTTGGTCGTATTTATGGTGGTGGCGGTGGTGGTGGCGGTAAGAGTGGCCCTGAAAAAGTTGTTACTACTGTTGTTCGAGTAGGGTTAGATGTCGTTACAGATGGCGCGGCAGAACCACTATTTGAAGCCATGGATGTGGTAGATGTGGTTGATACAGCAGTAGAAGTAGCAGATGTGGCATCAGCGGCTAGTGATGTTGCTGATGTAGCATGTGTAGTTGGTGATGTAGCTGACGCAGTAAGTTGCATTCCGACCTGTATTCCTACCTGCGTACCCTGTATTCCTTGTGTACCTGATGTATGCCTACCAGAAACATGCTTACCTACAGGATGCACCCCTTCCTATTGCGCTCCATGTACCCCATGTACCCCATGTACTCCATGTACTCCATCAGATTTTTGTGCTCCAAAATGCAGTTTTTCTTGCAATCCTGTAAATTGCCTGCCAAGTGATTGTGTGCCAAATGGTTGCTATGGATGCACCAGCGCGTTAGATTCAATTGCTTGCGCTCTGTCTTGCGAGGTAAATTGTTTAAGTTGTGGTTTATGTTGCGTACCTTGTTGCTCTACTTGCGACTTTAATTGCATGGGTTGTTGTGCGCCTACATGTTGTGCGCCTACATGTTGTGCGCCTACATCTTGCTGTACACCTTCAGACTGCACCCCATGTAGTTCTGATTGCGCTACTTGCTGTACTGCATGTGATTGCTCAACTTGCTGTTGCTCAACTTGCTGTTGCTCAACTTGCTGTGAGTGCTGTGCATGTGATTGCAGTTGCGATCCTAACTTACGAAAATTAGGTAAGTTAAGAAAATTATTGAAAAAACCAAAAGGTTCTACAGGTAAAAAACCAAAAATACCGAAGATACCCGGTACTAAAACTAAACATGGATCTGGTCTTCCTTCATTCTCGTGCTGTGCCAGTTCAACTACACCTAGTGGAGGTGGGGGTGGATCAAAATCAACTTCTGGATCATCTTCTGGATCAGCCAGTCAAACTATGGGAGGGGCAGGTATGCCAGCATTCTTATGTGGTGCCGCTACATTCATCAATAATAGTGGTGGTACAACCTACAAAGGCGGTTTAGCTAAAGTGGGTGGCAATTCAATCTTGTCACCTGTCAGCAAATGCTCAATCTTGATCCCTTGTGGATGTGGAAACCAACAACAAGCTTGTATGTATCTATTGCAATGCCGAGCCAATGTAATGGGTCAATGCCGAGGTGGTGGATTGGGTTATGCATGCGGTGGTAGTACAGATTGCTCTTCTGATTGTGCAGATGAACAAAAACGCAGAAAAGCCAGCAACGCCGCTCAAACATGGAAAGACTCATTTTCAGATAAGAATTTGACTCCTAAATTTGTATGCGATAAAGCTGAATTTTTAAGCGGTACAGGTCAACAAGTGAAGACTTGTTTGTCACCTCTCAAACACATTCAACCTTCTATTGCTTCAGGATATGCTTCTGGATTTGCCAAAGGTGGCTTACCCGGCAAGTATCAAGCGGCGACTCCTAAAGGTCATAAACCAGAATTCATTACTGGTGTGACTGGTTACTACGCTTGTGGTGGTGGTACAGGGCAATCAGACGACATTCCAGCAATGCTTCACGATGGCGACTATGTCATGGATGCTGAGACTGTATCGGCTCTTGGAGACGGTTCTAGCAAGGCTGGTAGGCATGTCTTGGAAGGCTTCCGTAAACAGATACCTCACAAAGATGGTGGTGGAGTAAATCCAGTACCAGCCAAAATTGCTGATGGAGAGTATGTTTTCCCTTCTGCGTTTGTCACAGCCCTAGGAGCAGGAGATAATAAGAGGGGTGCTGAAATTCTTGACGGTTTGCGTACCAAATTGCGTGCTCAAAAACGCAGTGCGCCATTGGACAAAATACCGCCAAAAGCAAAGAACCCGATTGACTACATCAATAAGGGAAGAAAATAATGGCAAACATGTTGCAGTCGTCACAGAATAAAACGACCTGTGCGCCGGGGTTTTACACCAATTATTTAACGAATCTTGCTTGTCGTGGCAATAGAGCTCAACAATGTGCAAACTTTGTAGGGGCTCAACCTTTACAACAAAAAGCATTTAACACTGCTTGTACCAATGCAGGTACTTTTCAGCCAACATTCCAACAAGGTTTATCGACTCTAGGATGCGCGGCTAATAAAGATATTGCAGGAGCCGCTCAACCCTACCTATGCCAAGCTTTAGGTACAAACACTGCGTCTTTGGCTCAGTGTTACATGAGCCCGTACATTAATTCTGCTGTTAACAGCATGTCGGATATTGCTAATCGTAATATTCAACAAAACCTAAGCCCTATGGCAACCGCCGCTACTGTTGGATCTGGTCAATTCGGATCACAGCGCGGAGCTCAGGTATTGGGTCAAGTTCAAGCTAACGCATTGCAATGCTTAAATGCCAATGTAGCCAATATGGAAAACCAAGGCTATAACCAAGCATTGACTGCCGCTACTCAAAGACAGCAGTTGTTGGGTCAATTGGGTAGCATTGCTGGTACGACTACCGCTGAATGTGCTCGTGCAAAACAAGCGGCTGGGGTTGGTATGGGTACATTAGGTACTCAAGCTTCCCAGCAAAATCTAGCATGTATCAATGCTTTGGCTCAACTTGGAGCTCAATGCCAGACCATTAAGCAAAATGCTCAGTGCTATCCATTTTCTACTTTGGCTAAGTATTCAAGCTTGTTGCAAGGACACCAGATCCCAACATCAGTTAAGACAACTATGTGCATGTCACCATTGTCTGCCGCTGGTGCTATCGGTGCTGGTACCTTGGGCGTATTGTGCAAATACCCAGATATTTTCTGCAAGGCTAAGAAAGCTATTAAATGCACTTTTGGTCTGTGCAAACCAAGCGCATTGCCTAAAGATATGACTCAAGCTGATATAGACGCGGCTCGTAATGGTTGGCATAAAGGTGCTAACGGTAAGTATCTTGATGCTTGCTGTAACCCAGTAGATTGCTGTGCATCAGACTGCTCTTCTTGCTGTTCATCAGATTGCTGTTCTTCCTGTTGTTCAGACTGTTGCTCATGCTGTTCATGTTGCGCTTGCTGTGCATGTTGCATTCCATGCTGTGCATCAGGTGGTTTAGTTGATGCTAAGAAAAGACCTTCATTAGGCATGATGGGTTGTGGTTCACTTCGCATGCTTGGTGCGTTACCTGCTCGGAGAAAATAATGGCAGAAACAAAATTGGTACCGTCATCGGATCCCAGACATACAGATCCTCAATTTGCTGGCGGTCTGGCTCAGATTAATCCACAAGGGTTGGAGCCAGAAGATTTACAAAGAATTCGGGACGCAACCGATAAAGGTATTAGTGACTTAGAAAAACGCTACCAGAACCCTAATTGGTTTAAGGTAGCCGCTGGATTTGCCAAGCCTCAACTCGGAGGCTTTTTGGCATCCCTAGGTAGTGCGTCTGAAGCTATGGGTGAGAATGTTGAGCAAGAGCGTGAAAACATTTTGCCTGTCACCAATTTAAAGATTCAACGCGAGTTGGCAAATACTTTGTTGGGTCAAAAGATTAAACAAAAAGACATGTTTAAAGCTTGGCAAGACTCAGGTCAGCCAATGGATGAAAGAACCTATACAGCAATCGCCGCTCTTGGTAACGATACCGAAGTAGCAAAATCAGCTAAACAGTTCTGGGATCAAGCTTCTGGGCGCGTTACTACAACAGGTACTGCTGAGAAAATTGCAAGTGATTATCCAAAATTGGATTCATTGTTCAGAGACTTTATCAATGCTAGTGCTAATCCAACTGCTGATCCAGCCAAGGTAAAAGCTTCAACTGATGCTTATTACAAAAATCTAGACAATGCAATGCCACCCGGAACTGACCCAAGACTATGGGCTGGTTTGAGCAGACAAGATAAGCAAGATGCTATAGCCAAGTATGTTGATTCACAACAGAAGGTTGGCATGAGTGTTGAAGAACGATTTAGAACTGATCATGACGCGGCTATTCCTCGTTTACAAACGATGGAAAACATTCGTAATTTGGCTCTTGGTAAAGGTCTTTCTGAAGCCAAAGTTAAAGATGAAAACGGCAAAGAAGTTACCCTCAATGGACAACAACAGATGCAACGCATCTTGGGTATGTTCGGTGGTGACAATCCATTTGAAGTAGTGGCAAAAGCGGCGGCTGATGGCAAGCTTGGAGACATGTTCAAGAATCTTGATAATTATGTAAGACAAGGTTTGATGACTCCGCAGGCTCGTGCCAAGTTTGAAGAATTAGCTAAGTTACTGGCGGCTCAACAAGTCCAGTTGCGTAATGGAGCAGTGAACCCAACCGATGCATATACTCAATTGCAAAGCGCGTCACAGCCGGGTGTATTTAACTCACAGCAAGCTTTGGTCGGTATTCTTGACTTGATGGCTCATGGTGAACGCAACAACATCGATAAGTATCGCTATATCATAGATAGCAAGGTTGATGCACGACATTTGGGTGCAAACGAAGAGTTTTATCGTCGCCAAGGGGATTACGCTAGAGAACACAATAGGATTGCTATTGGTAAGCCAGCTTATGACTCACCTTCTTTTTACAACCCTTACGGTAAAGTTGATCCCAATTCAACTGAAAATAAAACAAATCAAGGTAGCAATCAACAAAATACTCAGCAAAATAATCCACAAAACAATGCCTCTTCTTCCACTAGAAAAAGTCGTATCGTAGGATCTAATGGAAATTGGTTCCAGCGTGATGAAAAGACAGGGAAGTGGGTTGATACTGGGGAGAAAGCATAATGGCAGAACCAACACTGGCTCAGTGGTACAACAACCCCGGCAATCTTCGCCCACCTAAAGGCGTTACTTATGAAGGTCAAGTTGGCGTAGATGAGCGTGGATTTGCTATTTTTGAAGAACCTTCTTTTGGAAGAAAAGCTTTAATTGGCGATATCAATATCAAGCTCAAAAGAGGTCTTAATACCCCTAATAAGTTCATTGATGTTTATACCCCTGCTATGGGTGATAACGATGAAAAAGGTCGAGCAAATTATAAAAATCATCTTGCTTCCTCTGTCGGTATTAAAGATCCTAATGAACCATTTCCAGAAGGATCAGCAGAAAAAATTGCTGATGCCATTACTGGTTTTGAAGGTGGTACTTGGTACAAAAAACCATCTGAAAAAAAAGAAGAAAAATCAACAAAAACCAGTCCTGACAATAACAAAGAATCTTGGAAAGATGAACTTACTGGAGATACATATGAGTTTATTGGAACTCCTGAAGAAAGAGCAAGGTTAAAACAGTCACACATTGAAGAAAATAAAAACAAAGCTTTTGATGGAACTGAGCTTAATAATGATGCAGTTGCGGACGCTGAAAAAGAACATAAAGATCAAGAATTAGAATACACCGATCCTAAGTCGATACCCGGTGTTAAAGAAGCACAAAAAGACACGCTAAAGGTACTCGGTGCCTATGTAGGTGCTGGAACTGCTGGTTCTGTTGAGACTGGGAAAAAGATTATTCCTTTGGTGCCTAATGTCTACAGTCAAATAATGGGCTTAGATCAGAATATCAATCGTCCATCTACTCGCATGTCGATGCAACGGTATTTGAATAGTCAAATCAATCACAATTTAAATTTAAATTTGTCGGATTTAGAGAAAGAATATAACGCTCTAATGAAGTCTAAAAACCCCGGTGCTACTCCTATCAAAATTAGGACTATGGCTGAGGTACAGCAAGCTTTAGACGCAATTAAACCTACTCCAGACAAAATGGTACCTAAACCTCGTGTGGAGCAAGTACGACCCGGTGTGTTCAGGGAGACTGGTGAATTTACATCCCGAAAAGTCCCCGGTAACCCCGGTGTTGATATGTCCCAGTATGAGATCAATCCTAAAACTCCTATTGCCAATGAAGTTAAAGCTGGCGTGAAGACTGCTGGTTCGGTAGCTAGGGGAGCTCTTCCCTCAATAGCTCGCGTAGGTATTGGAGGTCTTGGAGGTCTTGGAGCATTGTCTGGTGGCTATGATACTTATGAGAGTGCTAGAGACAAAGGATGGACAGATCCAAGAACAATTTCTAAAGGAGCGGCTACGCTTGGTAGCACATTGATGATGTATCCATCATTGCCAACTGAAATCGCTGGCGCATTGTTGAATGTTCCTGAATTGCTTTGGAATGGGTATGAATGGGTACAAAAAGGAAAAAATAATTCAGATAGAGAGTCAACACAAAAAGCTCTTACAGAAACAAACCCAATGGGTAACTAGTTTTGGCTGACCTTGCAGTGGGCCTCTTAGCCCCCTCTATCACGGAAGAGGGGGCTTTTTTTATAGTGAAAACAAACTAATAATGACAAACAGCAAGACTATTCCTGCTAATGTGATCATTTTTTTGACTCCATTTCTTTAATAAAAGGCATGCGTACATGTAAAAGTTTAGCTCCAACTGCTGGATTTAAAGCATTACATACCTCAACACAATTAGCCAATTCTTCTTTAGCAATGATTGGTGTAACGACCTTGATATAAGCGTTTACAAGCTTAATCAAATCATCCTCAAGAAAGTTGTAGTTGTCTTCCAGTTGAAGCTCGTGAAAGACTTTTGCGATTGTTTGTTTAGTAAGTATCATTTTTCAATTCCGAAGTTATTTTTTAATTTCCACAATCTCAAGAGACACTGGAACATCTCCCATCCTTTTTGAAGATCCTCTTCAGACCATTCGACTACCCTGACAAGACCCGGCACTGAGCGTGATACAAACACATTGGCACAGCGTGCATGGGGTAAGCCAAGACCATGTCGATAACTAGCCAATTGAATCAGGTGCTCGTCATATGCCTCAACCTTGTCATCTTGGGTGAAGTCTTTGGACTTGGCATCCAAAACAATACCTAGTGGAGCAGTCTCGCTAACAGCACAATGGAGGTCAACCTTACCACCGTACCCAAGCGGAGAAGCGAAAGCAATTTCCGTTTTCCAATTTTCAAAAGGATGGGTGCCAAAATGCGTAAACACCATTTCTTCAAAAGCTTTGGCGTGTTCTACATGTTCAACATTCTTTTCCCCTGCGTACCATTTTTCAATTGATTCATGGATACGGGTGCCTTTTTCAGCGGCTTGTTTTCCAGTCTCTTTTGAGTCAGATACTATTCGAGCAATAAAGTCCTTTTCAGACTCATTTTGAGCCCTTGGCAAAGTTAAAGCGGCTAAGAGCATCTGTTCGTTTTTCCAGACCTCTAGACCCGGCTTTGCCATGATTTTTAGCACTGTGGTCGTACTGGGTACCAAATTCATTTTGCGTGCGTCACGAAGGGTTGTAGGGCGTTCAGACCCGTCCTTCGCAGGCACAGTGTATTGAGGCCCACCATCTTCTGCGCGGTACCAATGAACTGATTCCGCTGATCTTGCAATAATTGTTGTCATTTTTTTTCCTTAGTTTTTGAACCGAATGGGCGACCACGCTTTTTAGGCATCGTGACAGTAATGCTGGGGCTATCAGTACCGACCGAAGACAGTACGACAGGTCTACCCAAATTCAATGTCATGATGTTTGCCTGCATAGCATTAACATCAACCTGTAACTCTTTGAGTATTTTTCTTAAATAAGCTACATCTGCTTTCAATGTGGCTTTTTCTTTTGCAGTTATGAACATGTTATTTCTCCGTACTAATCTTGACATGTTTAAGGGCTTCTACACCCTTGTCTAAAGCACTGGCAACACCAGTGATCCCGAATGTAGCTACAAAAAATCCAAGTAGGATTCCTACAATAAAGTTAATCATTTTTCTCTCCTAGTAGGGGAATTTAGGTCTAGGCATGCAGTGAACATCGATGATGATGTCCGACATCATTCCTGAAACCATTCGTTTTGACATGATGGGCGCGGCACGCATACCGTTGCTCTCACAGTCCTGCGTGGCATTGATGACCTCTTGACGGCTCATTTGCTGAACCTTGGCATCAAGCACAAGCTGAACTGCTGGCGCACTGTTGTTGGCATATACATGCTTTGGAAGAGGTGAAGATGCACATCCCACCAGCAGAACTGGTATTAAAAATATTCTTTTCATGATGACCTCAGAAAGGAATATCGTCGTCTACACTAACTTCTGGAGAGCTCTGATGTGCCTTAGCTGGCTCTGGTGTTTTACCTTGCAGTTTTTGCCATTCAGGTGACGAAGTAATTTTTGTTTTCAGGTTATCGCTGAAAGCTTCAAATAACGCCATGTCAGGCTCTTGCAGGTTAAATAGCTCATTCTTGTTAACGGCTTGTGGAAGACCGTTTTGTTTAATGATGGCAGGGACTGGAGTAACTCCATCCACATTGGCATAGGTATTGCCATTCTGACCAGCACGCTCGATGACATTGATCATGCACCAAGCACCCAAGATGTTCTTAAGGTCAAACTTACGCATCTCTTCTTGAGTAAAAGCCTTACCACGCCAAGATTGAAGATCTAACCGCAAATTAGCCTTCTCAGACCAACTCAAAGTGTAGTTCTTGAAGATAGCAAATGGGCGACCATCCATCATTGTGAGAGGCTTACCACCATCGTCTACTCCATGCACTTCCCAACCAAGCATAATCTTGTGAAGGTACTTGACTTGCCCCATGTACTCGGACTTCTGTGTCCCTAGATCGACGATGCGATAGCAACGCCCAAGGTGCATTCCAGAAGGGCAACGCTCGAAATTGCCACCTTTGTCTTCTACGATAAAACTCATGTAATTCTCCTAATAAACTGTCTACTTCGACATTAACCCAGCAACATTGCTGTGAAATAACTATAGCACAAATCTAATTCTGTGTTAGACTATTTTCATAAATTCAAGAAAGGAGTCCTATGAACCTCAAGCAATATTTCAAAGATGAGCCCTACGGAGCGAAGAAAGAAATGGCAGAACATCTAGGCATCACCCCGACATGGTTGGGTCTGTTGCTAAGAAAAAGCCGTCGTCCTTCCCCTGAACTGGCAAAGAAGATTGAGAAGGCGACGCAGGGTCTTGTACCTGCCAAAGAGCTACGCCCTGACCTATTTGACTAACACTGCAACAACTGGAGATTTAAATGAAGAAAATAAAGATAGATGAAATCCGCATAGATGGAGGAACTCAATGCCGATTAGTAATAGACCAGCCAACGGTCTATAGCTACTTGGAAGCCATGAAGGAAGGCGATGTATTCCCATTGATGGAGACAGTCTTTGACGGTTCAACACACTGGCTGACTGACGGTTTTCATCGTTACCACACCTATAAATTGCTGGGCATTAAAGAAGTTGAAATCATTTACAAACCCGGTACCCTGCAAGACGCGCAGGTAGAGGCTCTCAAGGCAAACAGTAAGCATGGCAAACCACTGACCAATGAAGACAAGCGCAACAAGGTTGAGATGGCTTTGAAGATTGAAGGGTTTGATAAAAAGACCAATTACGAGATTGCCAAGACATGCCAAGTATCACAACCTTTTGTCGCGTCTATTCGTGACCCCAAGGTCAAGCAAAAGCAGGCTGAAGACAAGATTAAGCATGCTAAAAAGAAGGCTGAAGAGTCTGAGAATACTAATCGGATTAGTAGTGAAAAAACAACGATACCTAGGGAAAATCCCTACGCTGGAGTTGCACCTGATGATGACGAAATCAAAGCAACTGAGCTTGCATTGGTAGCTGATCAAGAGGCTATGTACAAGCTATTGGAAGCTGATGATGCCTTGGCTACTGCTCATGCTGAGATCAAGCGACTCAATCATTTAAATGCCCAATTAGAGGTAAGACTGCATGGTCTGATGAATGAGAAGAATGAAGCGGTCAAGATGGTTAAACAATTGCAAAAAGATAACGAAAAGCTGAAAGCTAAAAAATGACAACAAACCTAGTGCCAAGTGAGCGCGATGATGGAACCAAATTTCCCAAACCTAGACCCTTTCAAGTAGATGCACATGAGCAACTACGCCAAGGGTTTAGAGAGGGGCATAAGAATCAATTAATCATGGCTCCAACTGGGGCAGGTAAAACCTACCTTGGATTAAGAATTTGTAATGAAGCGATCCAGCGCGGTAAGCGTGCTGTATTCCTATGTGACCGTACAACCCTGATCAACCAGACATCTACGGTAGCTGACCGATACGGTATGCATAGTCATGGAATCATTCAGGCTAAACACTGGAGACGCAGACCTGATGAGTTGTTTCAGATTGCCAGTGTCCAGACAATTGCCAAGCGCGAGTTCTGGCCCCAAATGGATGTGCTCGTAGTCGATGAAGCGCACACGACCTACAAGGCATGGACAGAGTTTGCAAAAGAAACAAACGCAACGGTAATCGGTCTGTCTGCCACCCCATTTACTCAAGGGCTGGGAAAGATATTCACAAACCTCGTAAACGCCACCACAATGCACGATCTCACCCAAGATGGTGTATTGGTACCCATGAGGATCTTCTCGTGCTCTAAGCCCGATATGGAAGGTGCTGAGACGCGTGGTGGTGAGTGGACAGATAAAGCGGCAGAAGAGCGCGAAATGAAGATTGTCGGGGATGTAGTCTCAGACTGGCAAAAATTCGGTGACAACCGTAAGACCATTGTGTTCGGGGCGACTATCAAGCACTGCGAAGAGTTGTGCAGATCGTTTATTTCGTCAGGAGTAATGGCGGCGGTTTTTACCTCTGAGACAAACGACAAAGAGCGTGAACAACTTCTCAAGGAATACCGCAAGGAAGATAGCCACCTCAAGGTATTAATCTCGGTGGAAGCTCTGGCAAAGGGTTTCGATGTACCTGATGTCGGTTGTATCTGTGATGCACGCCCATTGCGTAAGTCTTTATCTACTGCGATTCAGATGTGGGGGCGCGGTCTTCGTAGCTCACCTGAGACAGGTAAGAAAGACTGCCACCTGTTGGACTTTTCAGGCAACATCATTCGCTTCTTTGAAGACTTCAATGACATCTACTTCAACGGTTTAGATAAGCTTGATGATGGTGACAAGCTTGATAAGAAAATCCGCACCAAGGAAGACTTTGAACCGACTGGATGCCCACGCTGTCATTTCACCCCATTCCATAAGCGTTGCATGGCATGTGGGTACGAAAAGATTAGTAAGCAGATCAGTGAAGCAGTCCCCGGTCATATGAAGGAAATCTTCATTGGCGAAGGAAAGAGCAAAAAGAAATTGGCAAACAATGCCGAGCACTTATGGCACCAGATCTGCACCTATGCAAGGATCCACAGCAAGCCAGACACCCAGTCAGGACGAGCATGGCATTTGTTTAAGCAGATTACTGGTCAAGAAACACGATGGTTGTTTAGCCAGTCACCTAATGTAGAGATCACCAGTAATGTGATCAACAAAATTCGTCAGATGAACATTGCATACAAGAAAGGGACAGGAAAATGATCGAAGCAACGCTATCTTTTTTGGGAATATTTTTTTTGGCTTCAGGCGTAATTGCTTGGGGATTTTTAATTTGTATTGCTGTTTTAATTATTTTAGGAGATCTATAAATGACATTTGCACGCAGAATTTCACCTACTAATCGTATTCGAGAACAAATAAATTTACTGGAAATGGTACAAAAATATGGCATGAGTGTGCCTTTGGAATTTAAAAGACCAGAGATGAATGAAGACGAAACTTTGGCTATTTTTGCCAGTGTTTTTGTTTTTAGTGGGGATAGGCTTGGTGACTTTGTTCAAGAAATTGTTGAATTTACTTATAAAGAAACTTTTGAAATGCTTAAACGCAAGATGAACTACGAAGAGGAAAACTGAAATGGAAAAGAAAGAACTAAGCCCATTGGCTAAACAGTTGTTGAGTGGTGCTGGCGCGGTAGAGATGTTCACTCAGAGTGAGTTTGATGATGCATTGGCGGTAGCTAAGGCAGAGATCATGATGGTGGCAATTGAGACTACTAAACGAGCTATCTTGATTGAACGCGAAGAGTGCGCCAAGCTTGCAGACGAATGCGTAAATATTGAAAAGCTGGGTGATGATATTCGTAACCGCATACCAAGTCAGAGGCAGTAATGGGATTCATTGACTTTGCACGCGCCCATGGCGTAGAGATCCATTACGACAAGCTTCACCCTTCTGAGCGCATCAAAAGGACTGGGACTGTATCTAAGCCTAAGTCTGACAACGGTGCTTACTTTTGGGATGGTGAGCGTGGTTGGGTTATGGATTGGTCTGGTGATGCCAAAGTGATTTGGTACAACGATCCGCATGCCAAGCCATGGACGGATCAGGAAAAAAAAGATTTTGCTAAGAGAAGGCAGGCTCAAGCTACAACGCAACAGCAGGCTTATGAGCGTGTCGCCCAGCAAGCAGAGATGGTTCTTAAGTCAGCCAGTATCAGCACACATCCTTACCTCCAGTACAAAGGATTTAGTGAAGAGCAAGGAATGGTTTTGAATGAGAAGTTGCTGATTCCGATGCGTAATGTCATTACAAATAAATTGCAGGGTTACCAGCAGATCTATTACGACATGGATGCACGCAAGTACGAAAAGAAGATGTTGACTGGCATGCGTGCCAAGAATGCGGTATTTCACATCGGTAACCGAATGGCAGAAGACACTTGGCTGGTAGAAGGTTACGCCACTGGTCTAAGCGTCTATCACGCCCTGCGTAGCTGTGGGATGAATGCGTCGGTGGTTGTGTGCTTTAGCGCAGGCAATATGGTTGCGGTAGCAAGCCAGATACCGGGTCGTGTCTTTGTTTTTGCAGACAATGATGAGAGCGGTACGGGCGCGAAGTCAGCAGAAGCCACAGAACGCCCTTGGACGATGCCAGACCAAGTTGGATACGATGCTAACGATCTGCACATGAAGGACGGTTTATTTGCTGTTGTATCAAAAATTATGGGGGTATTGACACCAACCTAAGAAGTTGTTGTACAATTTGTTTGTCGGAGTAGTGTCTGATAAAAGTTATGACCCCTTAAGTGGATGTTCTGATGGGTTCAAATAAATAGTTGTGAGAGTATATTTATTTGAGTCCTACACTATACAGATCATCCTCTTAAGGGGTTTTTTGTTTTATTGCCACTATTCCGACCGTCGTGACGGACGCTCACCTACAGTAGCGTCACGAGGACATCCTTACTACGGGAAAGATGCTGAAAGAGGGAAAGAGGTGGCGAAGCTAGTGCCTCTGCATCGAACGACTCGCGGATCAAGTGGCTCCAATCGGCAAAACTTGTGAAGGCTCATCCCCTCTTCTGGGGAGGGCTAGATCTGTCCACCAAACAGCAAAGATAATTTAGAAATAATTGAATATAAGTTAACAATAATTGATTAAGATCAAAAGAAGATCCTATTTTTTTATTTTGAATTTCTAATTTTATGTTAGACTTTTAATAAATTTACACAGGAGAAATCGATGGATCAACTAGAAGAGTTCCACTACTTCACGAGCCCAGTTTATGCGGTAAAAAAGCCAGAGTTTTTAGCACCAATTAAAGCGATTACGAAGAAGTATTTGGATAAGTCAAAAGCTTGTAAGAAAAACAAGACTCCAATGACTGTCATGACCCAGAATTTTTCTAATGATCCTGAAGCATCAGGGTTTGCTCAATATGTCTCCCAGACAGCATGGAACATTCTAGATTCGCAGGGATACAATGTGGACAACATGGTGACCTATTTCACTGAGATGTGGACACAGGAACACAATTTCCATTCCAGCATGGATCAACATATCCATGGTTCTGGAGCTCAAGTAAGCGCATTCTATTTTTTAGAAGTGCCTGAGAAATCATGCAAGATGGTGATTTACGATCCGCGCCCAGCCAAAGTGATTATTGGTTTGCCAGAGAAGGATCATGGGAAAGTAACCCAGTCAGCAAACACCATTGTATTCACCCCTGAAGCTGGCACCATCATCTTTACACCAGCATGGTTACCTCACTCATTCACGCGCAACTTAAACAAGACTCAACCAGTGCATTTTGTGCATATGAATCTGTCTATTGCGCCAGCACCTGAAGTAGAGGCTGATCCAAATGTGGAGGTGATATGAAATACAGAATCCGCTACAACAAGAATGCAGGGCAACCGGGTCGTGGCACCGTAGACCATAAGTGGAGAATCTTTGACGAGAACAACAAAGAATACCTTTGTAAGAATGTGATCCTACGCAAAGACGCATGGACAGAAATGGATCCCAACGGTATTGACTGGAACATGGTTTGCGTTGGTGAAATGGATATCGTTCGGGAATCTTCTACTATTGCAATTATCTAATTTCGTGTTAGACTGTTATCACCACAATGTGTGGGTTAACAGGAATAGTTATGAAGCTATTAACGGAAGAAGAATTAGAGATTGCAATCATCAAGCACACCAGCAGACGAAAGATTTTTGAAGAAGATGGTTTAACTGAAAATGAAGCGTGGGATCTAGCAGATGTACTTTTCGATAGAGATAAAGAAGGTATGGATGATAGGAAGCTTTGTTATGAATGTAAGAACCACAATCGTTTACTGAAAAACTGCAAGGTCAAGAACCCTTTCTTTCTTCCGCTCATATTGCAACGCTGTCCTCAATTTGAACTGAAAGGTAAGAAATGATTTCTGATGACTTTGCTTATTGGCTTGGTATTCATGGAAAGCCAGCAATCCTCCCCAGCCAATCCAAGGCTGTAGAAAACATCATGTCTCGTACATCTGAAGCTGATCTGATCAGCGTCATGTACTACGGCACTGATGACTTAGCAATCAAGGCACTCAAAGAGCTCAAGATTCGTTTTGAAGAAGAGCTTCATGCATTGGAAGAGTTAAGCCAGCATCAAGCTCGAAACAACGAAATGGAGATGAACAATGCGTCTGATTGGAATTGATCCGGGCGCGTCTGGCGCGATAGTCCTACTTGATGATGGCGTACCAGTGGAATGGATGCTGATGCCCACAATGAAAGTAGGTTCAACAACCAAGGTGAATGCCTCGGCATTAAGTAGCTTTATTTACGAATGTGATGTTAAGCTGGCGCGAGTAGAGCATGTTCACTCCATGCCAAAACAAGGGGTAAGTTCGTCCTTTAATTTTGGACACTCGTGCGGTGTCATAGAAGGCGTACTTGGGGCATTTGAAGTTTCGGTGCAACTTGTTACACCTCAGAAGTGGAAAAAGAACGCAGGGCTGATTGGCACTGACAAGGACGCGGCTCGTGCTAAAGCCATTCACCTCTTCCCTACATGGAGAGCATTAGACAAAAAAGGCGAAGGACAAGCTTTGGCAGATGCCTGCTTGATCGCTTTGTATGGAGCGTGACATGAATCAAAAAGACATTAACGACGCAGTAGATTACCTGTACACCCACGGACGCAAGTTCGGGGAGGCGAAAGCACATAGGGTGTATCTGGAGGAATATCGCAAATCCCAGAAGGCAATGCTCATGAAAAAAGCAATGTCATCTGGATTATGCAAGACCGTCGCATCGGCTGAAATTGAGGCTTATGCAGATCCTACTTATTTGGAAGTGCTCAAAGGTCTGGAAGGGGCTGTAGAGCGCGAGGAAGAGCTAAGATGGGGATTGGTATCAGCACAAGCACGCATAGATGTCTGGAGGTCTAACGAAGCGTCCAATCGCGTTATGGACAAGGCGGCACAGTGAACAACAGTCTGACAAAGAAAGAACGCGAGTGGATAGGTAGGATTAAAGAGCTTCCTTGCTCTGTATGTGGGCAGGAGGGGCCAAGCGATGCTCACCACATCAAGCAAAGATGTAGCTATGCAGTTGTGGCCCTATGTAAATCCTGCCATCAAGGATCAAAAATGGGCTGGCATGGGGAGAAAACCGCATGGCGTATTGCAAAAATGGAAGAAATTGATGCTTTGAATGTGACTTTGAAGAATTTATTTGCTCAAAAGCAACAATATTAGGGTTTTCCTTAGAAAATAAATGAAAAAAGTTCTTGCAAGACTCTAACTTTGAGTTATACTTTCCTTACTGCAACTTCGCAGGTTTATTAAAAAGGAAACGAATCATGATTACAGAAACTCAAGCAACTATCCAAGCTCTTGCAACTATCGAGTCTTTATCTAATGACATCGATGAGCTTTATGTACTTGACCAAGAAGCTAAAAAATTAGCAGAGCGTGTCAAAACTTTAAAAGCAAACATTGCCAACAAATACGATGTAGGCACACACGCTGGCGAGTTGCACTCTGTCAATGTTGCATTGTTTGAAGTAAAAGGCACTGTTGACTACGCCGCTCTCTGTGTTGCTTATGGCATTACAGAAGAGACACTCAACAAGTTCCGCAAAGAAGGTCGTGCTGACATCCGCGTTACACCTAAAAAATAATCTTATGCCCCTTCGGGGGCTTTTACTTTGGAGAACATTATGTACGGATCACTTATCAATCGTTTACAAGAGCGCATGGTAATCGGTGCTCCAGAACCAACAGTCGGCATGGGGGTCACCATGACTTCCTATTCTGACCGTCATGCAGGCACAATCATCGTTGTCAAAAAAGTAGGCAAAGGCACAATGCTCACAGTGCAATCTGACACCATAAAACGCATTGACAAAAACGGTATGTCAGAAAGCCAAGAGTACGAGTACACACCTAATACTGATGGCGCAATCCATTACTACAAGCAAAAGGAACCTAACACTCGCTGGGTGCATGGATACATCAAGCCAGAGACGGGTAAGTTCAACAAAGCCATTGGCGGCTTATTTGGCTTATTTATTGGTAAACGCAACGAGTATTACGATTTTTCTTTTTAAACCACGGGGGCGCAATGCCCCTTTTCTTTTGGAGTCTGTATGAATACAACTGATGTAGCAAAACGCTGGAGGTCTGTAGGCTGGGTTCCACCATCCGAGCAGGCTGAGTATCAACGCAAGTGGGAAAACAGCAAGAATCCCCCTCAAAACGAGCTAGAAGTCATCGAAATCAATTGGAACTTCATGAAGGATTTGGACAAGCTCACCTGCATAGCCAAACCATCAGGGAAAACACCTAGATAAATAAATGTTGACAGTAGACTCTAACTTTGAGTTATACTGTTAACACTGCAATGATGCAGGTTTAATAAAGGAGTTAGATATGTCATACGAAGCTGAAATTGAAACACGAGTTGCTGGCATTCCATGCCTCATAGGTGTGATCACTTATGAGTCTGTAGCAGGCACTGGCAACTACTGGGAAGACAGCGATGTCGATTACTATGGTTATACAGAATCAAAGTGGGAAGTGTTGGATCGTCGCGGTCGCAAAGCTCCATGGCTGGAGCGCAAATTGACTGACAAAATGCGCGATGAGATTGAAGAAACTATCAATGAATATTTTAACTAAGGGGAACCAAAATGTCAGACTCATCAAACATCACCGATTTCAAGACCATGGCAGAGATGGTCAACAACCTTAATGAAGGTCGCAAGATGCTCAAGTATTGCGACTACATCGCCAGCTTGATCTCGAAGGAGCTCAAGTTCTTAGACAGCAAGGATCACAACATGCTGATCAGCGTAGGCAAGATGCAGTATGACCTCAATTCTGATGGATCCTTCCGCTCCACCACCAAGACCATCCTTGTGGAGGATATGAACGGTAACAAGTACAAGATTACTGTGGAGGAAGCATGAACCGTCAAGAGATCGACGACATGATGAAGGATCTCCCTTCACAGCAATCCCCAGAGGAAACTTTTGGGGAGAAAATACTAATCGGATTAGTATTTATAGCTTTATTTCTAAGTATGGCATTCATGCCTGATGTGCTTAGTAATCGCACAGTAGGGTATGACTGCCGCATAGCAGAGATATCTCCAGACATCCCAATACAAGTTCGTAATGAATGTCGCAACCTTCAAAGACAATATAAGGAATCACATGGCAACCAAAAAACAAATAGCTAACGCAGTAGCAAAGGACGCAGAGCAGTTCGATATGCCTAGTCGCGTTAAGGACTGGATCGACCGCGCAGGCTCTATCATGACTAAGCAAAAGAGCGAGATCGAAGACCTTAAAAAGGAAAACACCGAGCTCAAGTCATATCGGGCATGGGCAGAGAAACGTATCTTGCAGATGGACATTGCAGACAGAGAAAACAACTAAAGACTACAAGAATTGGCATCACTACCAAATAGATTTTGCAAGAGCAATACTAAAGAAAGCGAGTGAGAAATGACTGCAAATGAACTAGCTGATTGGATAGAAAATGGCGCATCTTTTGGTGATTATGAAACTGCTAAACAAGCCGTTGCTATGCTACGTCAACAACAAGCTGAAATAGAATCGTTGAAAAAAGAACTAGCACTACAAAAGCTATCTGATATTGGTCAAGCAATTGAAGAAGACCGAGAATCTGCTATATATGCAACAGGCTATTGGAATGGTATTGCTAAAGTAAAGCCTCGTGAGTTAACTGATGAGGAAATATACGAATTAGCAGACAAACATTTAGTGGCTAAACTTGGTTCGTGCGGAGAGGCTACTGGAGATGTTGATGGCGAGATTGATTTTGCACGAGCCATTTTAAAGAAAGCGAGTGAGAAATGACTGCAAATGAACTAGCTGATTGGCTTGATAAAAAAGCCATAGTTTCTTTTACTGAATATTTTATTGAACATTTAGAATTGGCGGCAGACCTGTTACGTCAACAACAGGCTGAAATAGAAAAGTTAAAAAGCATTGTTGAAGACACGATTGGGCAAGCATTTTATGAAGATGATTACCATAAAGCACAAGTTGAAATTGAGGCGTTGAAAAAGAAAACACAATATTGGTTGCATACTTTACATTGCACTTGTGGAAATCATTGGGAAGTATCTACATACCCACCAGTATTAAAAAAAAAGGAACAAGAGAAATGAACTACTTATCGGTATGTTNTGGCATTGAAGCCGCCACCGTAGCTTGGCATGACATGGGATGGAATCCTGTAGGCTTCTCAGAGATTGAGCCTTTTCCATCAGCAGTTTTAAAACATCATTACCCTACTGTCCCAAATTTAGGGGATATGACTAAATATAAGGAGTGGAATCTTGAGTCAGTTAACCTTTTGGTTGGAGGAACCCCCTGCCAATCCTTCTCAGTCGCAGGACTCCGTAAAGGTCTTGAAGACCCAAGGGGAAACCTTGCCCTTACATATTGTGGAATTCTTGACCACTTTAGACCCAAGTGGTTCGTTTGGGAAAACGTGCCGGGTGTCCTCAGTTCAAACGGTGGACGGGACTTTGGTGCCTTCCTTGGGGCGGTGGCAGAGCTCGGGTATGGGTTNGCATACAGGGTGCTTGATGCTCAATACTTCGGAGTCGCCCAAAGACGCAGAAGAGTGTTTGTTGTCGGATGTCTTGGAGATTGGCGAAGTGCCGCAGAAGTTCTTTTTGAGTCCGACTGCTTGCGAAGGGATATTAAACCGCGCAGAACGCAGAGGAAAAGCATTACCGGTTATGTTGAAAGCAGCTTTGGTCAGTACCGTGAAGATGTCATTGCTGGAACAACAAAAGCAAGTGGAGGAGTTTTAAGCGGTGGTTCTGAAACATTTGTACATGCTTATGTAGCAGATAAGTGTCCTACTATTACAAATAGTGGAGCAGGATTTAGTCGTCCTAGAAATGAAGCAATGGAAGCAGAAACTTATGTGGCTTGCTATGAGAATAGTCGTAGAGTTGCTATTAAAGAGGTTGGTGATAAGACAAATACACTTCAAGCATTCATGGGGACAGGTGGGAATAATGTTCCATTGGTTCAAGCATTTCGTAAAGGCCGTAGAGCGCAATCAACAGAAGATTATGAAACATGGGTAGATGATGGTAAAGCCAATACGATTAATACGTTTGATTTAGGTGATATTAGAACAACCCATGCAGTTGCGTATAGTTTTGACTCTTTATCAAGTAACAGTATGAAATCATCAAATCCTGTTAGTGGTTGTAATGAAGTGCAATTAAGTAAAACATTAGATACAAGTTTTTTAAATCCAACGGCTAATCAAGGTGGTATTGCAGTTGCGTATAGCCTTCGTGAAGATGCTAAAGCCAATACGTTTAGTGCAACTGAACTTGAAGTATCTAACGCTATAAGTGCATTGCGCCCAAGCCCACAATCACACCATGCACAGGTATTTGTAGCACAACCGATAGCAATTGCTTTTACAACAGAACAAACACCAAAATTTAACAATGAACAAGCATTAACACTAACTCAATCTGAACACAAACATAATCAATGCGTATTAAATAACATGGCGGTCAGACGTTTGACATGTATGGAATGTGAACGCTTGCAAGGCTTTCCTGACGGCTATACAGATATTAAGCCAAAGAATAAAGTTACGCCAGACGGCCCACGATACAAGGCATTAGGTAATTCTATGGCTGTGCCTGTAATGCGTTGGATTGGAGAAAGGATTAATTTAATTAATAAGGCACAAGAGAAATGACTACCTTTACTACTGAAGACAGAAAACAAGCAGAAAAGAAATATACCTGCTCAATGTGTGCATGTGAATTCACTGATGGAGAAGGTGGAGCGGTAGGCCGCTTTGGAATGATCCCTGTGGCATTCTGCCCATATTGCCTGTCATCAATACACGAGATGGTAGATCACCAAGAATAGGGATAGCACAAAACCCTGCTTTAAAGTTATACTAATCACATAATGCACTGGAATATTGTGTGAAAGGTTAGTAAATGACTAAGGCAAAGATAGGAAGACCATCTGTATTCTCTCAGGAGGTAGCAGATACCATTTGTTTAAGACTATCTCAAGGTGAGTCACTGAGATCTATAGTCAAAGATCCTAATATGCCTGCTCAGGCAACGATCTACTTTTGGTTGAATAAAAATGCCCCGTTTTTAGAGCAATACACGCGTGCGCGTGAAGAGCAGGCTGAGACGATGGCTGATGAAATTGTGGCTATTGCTGATGAGACACCCCAGACCGCGCCCGTATTCAATAAGGATGGGGAGCAGATCGACATCAAGCTGGATAGTGCTTACATCCAGTGGCAACGCCAAAGGATTGACGCACGCAAGTGGACAGCCTCCAAATTGCGTCCTAAGAAGTATGGTGACCGCATCGTGCATGCTGGAGACGATGACAACCCGATGGTGGTGGAAGCGAACCTAGGCGTGTTTGGTGAGCTCCTAAAAGCCATGAAGCTTGAGAGACAGGCTGAGTGAGTGTCGTTGACTCAGTCATCGAGGATCCTTCTCTAAAGGAGGAATACACCACCCTACGACCCATTGGTCAAGCTGTCGTCAACTGGCAGATGAAATGGTTTCGTACCGCACATAAGCATCAGATCGAACCCAAGGGCGACTGGTGGAACATCTGGTTGATGCTGGCAGGGCGCGGTGCAGGTAAGACACGCGCTTCCGCAGAGACATTATTACTATGGGCATGGGAGCAACCAAACAGTCGATGGCTTATCTCCGCGCCCACATCAGGTGACATCAGAGGTACTTGCTTTGAGGGCGACTCAGGTCTACTCAATGTCTGCCCCAAGGAATTGATCGCAGACTACAACAAAAGCCTCCATGAGCTAAAGCTCATTAATGGCTCTTTCATCAAAGGTATTCCAGCGTCCGAACCCGAACGCTTTCGTGGTGGTCAATGGCATGGAGCGTGGCTTGATGAGGTAGCCGCGTGGGATTACATCCAAGAGTCATGGGACATGATCCAGTTCGCGGTACGACTGGGAACCAAGACACGCATCATCGTATCGACAACGCCCAAGCCTAAGCCCCTTATCATGGACTTGCTGGGGCGCGAGGGCGACGATGTGACAGTGACTAAGGCATCGACCTATGTCAATGTGGCAAACCTCGCTCCATCCTTCCAGAAGCAGATCCTCCAGTACGAGGGTACCAAGCTAGGGCAACAGGAGATCCATGCCGAGCTCATAGATCCTGAAGCGTCAGGGATCGTCAAGCGTGAATGGTTCAGGATGTGGCCTGCCAACAAAGCTTTCCCTAAATTTGAATACATCATCCAATCCTATGACTGTGCTACATCCGATAAGACTTATAACGACCCAACAGGGTCAATCNCCCTTGGGGTCTACAAGCCAATGGACGGAGGAATGTCTGTCCTCATACTCGACTGCTGGCAGGAGCACCTTCAGTACCCTGATCTGCGACCCAAGGTTATCAGCGAATACGAAGTGGTATACGGGGAAGGGCGCGATCGCAAGCTCGTTGATCTCGTATTAGTGGAGGACAAATCCGCTGGCATCTCCCTGATCCAAGACTTACAACGCGCCCATATCCCAGTGCATGCATACAACCCCGGTCGAGCTGACAAAGTACAACGCCTATCGATCGTGGCAAACATCATTAAGGCTGGGCGCGTATGGGTGCCTGAATCAGGAGTGAACAAAGGGTATGTCAGGGATTGGGCAGAGGGGATGGTCAGTCAGATCTGTTCCTTCCCTGAAGGCACCGAGCATGACGAGTTCGTGGATTGCATCAGCCAAGGACTGCGGTATCTGAGGGACGCGAGCTGGATTAGTATCGACGCCCTACCAAGGGAAGAGATCGAGCAAGAAGACATTACCGATGCAGAGATATACAACATGAGAGGCAGAGAAAACCCCTACTCAGCGTAGGGAATACTAATCCGATTAGTAATGGGAGAAAGAATGAGCAATGAAGATTACATGTACTACCAGAAAGACAAAGACAAATACAGTCGAACGCTCCACCTCGATGGTGTGCGCCTTACTGTCACGAACAACACATTCGAGATCAGCGTCCACGACAACACAGAGATCTGGGAACAACTTGCAGTGCAAAACCTGCGCGAGTGGATCAAGTGGCGTAAAGAACAAGCAGAGATGCGAGAAC